AGAGACAGATTCTCCGCGGGTGATTTTTCTGGAAAGTCGTTTTCTTCTTGGGTGTGATTTGGGCTACTAAGCAGGGGTGTGGATGCTTTGATAAACAAAATTCCACGTCATGACGGCTTAAAAACCGGTGGAAACTCCTTTCAATCATAGCATAAAGGCATCCATACCCTTGCTTAGTAGCCCGAATCATATTTAAACTATTCTAAAGCAATTGAGAACTGGAGATGATTTGGTATGGCTCGACGAGCAAAGTCGAACGAACCTTTATCCCTAAGAGAACCTCCGGCTAAAACAGTTGCCGGACGTGAGAATCAGTTGATCAACATGACAATTGATCTAGTTGAGAAACAGATTCGAGAGGGAACAGCCTCATCACAGGTCCTTACACATTTTCTGAAACTTGCTTCTACACGCGAACAGCTTGAGCAGGCCAAGATTCGGTGTGAAACCAAAATGATCGAAGCTAAGACCAATGCCGTACAGGATTCTGGAGACTACACACGCATCGCTAATGAAGCACTTGAAGCATTTAAGACATATTCTGGTGCTGCGACGAATCAAACAATTGAAAGTAGTGCTGAGTATGATTCTGAATGATATTTCCATTGATGATCTAGCCATTCATCATGAACTTATCTCTCCTTATGATCCGAATAATCTTCAACCATGTAGTTACGATGTGACTCTTTCTAAGTCTATCGTTCGTTATATCGGAAGTGGCGAGATTAACGCTTCCGATAAGTCACTTAAGGATCTGGAATATTTTAAGTTCATCATTCCCGATGAGGGTTACATTCTTGAACCGGGAGAATTTATTCTCGGTTCGACAAATGAATTCGTCAATATTCCATATGATCTAGCAGCACGATATGAAGGTAAATCTTCGATGGGCCGGATCGGGTTGGCAACACACATCACTGCTGGATTCATCGATCCTGGTTTCTCGGGGGATATTACTCTTGAGATAAAGAATGAGAACAATCATCCGATTCGTATATTCCCTGGAATAAAGATCGGTCAGTTGTGTTTCTTTAAATTGATCGGTGATGTTGCAAGACCATATGGTTCTGCCAATCTTGGATCTCATTATCAGAATCAGCACGGTCCAACTCCATCGAAAGGCATGTAATATCTTACAAAGATTGAGGTGAAATTTTCATGGTATTTTCCAATACTGCAACACCGAAGTACTATGGCGAGTTTCGTCAGAAAGTAATGCGTGGAGAAATTCCAGTATGTCGTGAGATTTCCATGGAGATGAATCGAATCGATGATCTTATTCGAAATCCTGGAATTTATTACGATTCGGAACCAGTTGAAGGTTTTATTAAATTCTGTGAAAACGAACTCACTCTTACGGATGGTTCCAAGTTCCATATGCTTGATTCATTCAAACTATGGGGTGAGGAATTATTCGGATGGTATTATTTCGTTACTAAGTCAGTTTATGTTCCGAACAAAGACAAACCAGGTGGTCATTACGTAAATCGTAGGATCAAGAAACGTTTGATTAACAAACAGTATCTGATCGTTGCCCGAGGTGGCGCGAAGTCTTTGTATGATGAATTCGTTCAGGCATATTTCCTAGTCATCGATACATCCACCACCCATCAGATCACGGTTGCTCCGACAATGAAACAGGCGGATGAAGTAATGGCTCCATTGAGAACCGCAATTACTCGTTCGGTTGGTCCATTGTTTAAATTCCTAACTGATGGATGCGCTCCGGGAATGGGACCGAAATCAAAACAGGCTAAACTTGCTTCCGTAAAGGAAGGAATCAAAAACTTCCTTACAGGATCCAAGCTTGAAGTTCGACCAATGTCTATTGATAAACTTCAGGGTCTTCGAAGTAAGATAAATACCGTTGATGAATGGTTGTCGGGAGATATACGTGAGGATGTCATTGGAGCCATTGAACAGGGCGCATCCAAAATTGATGACTATGTGATTATTGCCACATCCTCCGAAGGTACCGTTCGAAATTCCGCTGGTGATACTATCAAAATGGAATTGACATCGATCCTTAAGGGTGACTATGTCAATCCACATGTTTCGATTTTCTATTATCGACTCGATGATGTACAGGAAGTATCGAACCCAGATTTATGGATTAAAGCAAATCCGAATATCGGAAAGACTGTAAGCTATGAAACTTATCAGTTGGATGTCGAACGTGCTGAGAATGCACCAGCGACACGTAATGATATTTTGGCCAAGCGTTTTGGAATCCCTATGGAGGGTTATACATACTTCTTTACCTATGAAGAAACTCTACCTCATAGAAAACGTGATTTCTGGGGTATGCCTTGTGCAATGGGTTGTGATCTTTCTCAGGGTGATGATTTCTGTTCATTCACGTTCATGTTCCCATTGGGGAATGAAACATTTGGTGTAAAATCACATAATTACATTTCCGAATACACATTGTCAAAACTTCCATTAGCAAGTCGTCAGAAGTATGACGAGTTCATCAAGGAAGGTTCTTTGATAATCATGGATGGAACCGTTCTTGATATGAATCTGGTTTACGAGGATCTTGAACGATTTATTCTTGATAACGAATACGATGTTCGATCGGTTGGCTATGATCCATATAATGCCAAAGATTTCATTGCACGTTGGGCTTTGGAAAATGGTGATTTTGCCATTGAAAAGGTAATCCAGGGCGCAAAGACCGAATCGGTTCCGCTTGGAGAACTGAAGAAATTGGCCGAAGATCGTCGATTGATTTTCGATCAGGAGATCATGTCATTCACCATGGGTAATTGTATCGTTCTTATGGATACCAATAATAATAGAAAGTTGGCAAAGCTTCGAAGAGAAGCAAAAATCGATTCGGTTGCTGCGATGATGGATGCTTATATTTCTTGGAAACTTAATCGAGATTCTTTTGAATGATACTATGTATCTGGAAGGTAGTGAATAACAGTGATTATTAACGAAGACGATTATCTCGAACATTTCGGCGTCAAAGGAATGAAATGGGGGATTCGTAAGAAACGAAAAGAACCACGTAATAAGAACTATACGAGTTATAATCGACGTAATGATTCTTTTAAGTATGGCGATCGTGGAGTCAAACGAATTAACCGTTCCATGAATAAAGGAAAGACCTACGCGCAAGCAGCTAAGCACGAACAGAATCGTCAACGTGTAGTGAGACTAGCTGCCAGTGGTATTGCAATAATGGCATCCCCACAGGGTAGGATTTTACTAAATTATGGTTTAAATAAGGCAGTAAACAAATACGCCCATAGTCCGATTTATATGAATTATTTAAAAGCTCGTTATGGCAAAGGGTATAGTTGGGCATCTCCAGCATCTGAAGCATTGAAGGCAATTGGAAACAAAATAATTGTCGATACGACAATTGTATAATAAGGAGCATCCAATGTCTGATGAACTTTATCATTTCGGCGTCAAAGGCATGAAGTGGGGCGTTCGAAAGTATCAGAATGATGATGGATCCTTGACATCTCTCGGTAAAAAGAGAGAACAGATGCGGTATGATCAGAGGATTGCAAAATGGTACTCTACAAGATCAAACGTTGCTAAGGCTGAGTATTCACGTCGTGAATTTGAAGATGCTAAGACCCGATTGAAACTAGAAAGTCAGAATAAAAAGTCAAAACGTCAGTTGGCTCTTGAAAAGAAATACCTTGATCAGGGTTTTAGCAAAGACGAATCCGAAATTAAAGCGTATAATAGAGCAAAAACAGAAACAATTCTCAAAGTCGCTGGAGGAATTGCAGTAAGTTCTGCGGTTGCTTATGCCGCATATAAACATTATGATAAAGTAACTGATCATATTCTCAAAAACGGAAACTGGATCGGACGAATAACCAAAGATGGTTCAGAGCCAGCGAATCGAGCATTTTATGGATTCGTAAATAAGCATGACCAGAAAAGATACGAGGGTCTTTATGGAAAACAGCTTGGACTGGATGGATCTGATGTGTATCGTAAAGCCATGAAGGCCGCTGGAGATATTAAGATTGCTTCTCCTGAGTCGGCTCGTAAAGTACTAAAGAACATGCTTGATAATGATAAGGAATCATTCAGTAAATTCAAGAGTGAAGTTGATATTCTTGCTAAAGCTATGGAAGGATCGATAGGTAAACAAGGTAGACTTTGGGGTAAGGCAAAGAAAGAACTTGATTCTGGAAAAATAGGCGATAATACTTATAAAGCCTTTAACACTTTGTTGGTTAATCATGATAAGGATCAGCAGAAACTTAATGAGAAATTCTATTCTGCACTGAAAAACGCCGGATATGGAGCCATTCGCGATGTTAATGATAAAGAGAATTCTGGATATTTTGCAAAGAATCCGTTGATCGTATTTGATACTGATAAGATCAATGTTGACGGATTCACTAAACTTGGGAATGATTATATTAATGGTTTGTATGGCAGGGAAACCGGAAAAATCGCTGCTCATACTTTAGTAAATTCCTTTGCACCACAAGGAGCGGCAGTCGTTGCATCTATGGGTGCTATAAAAATAGCCGAGAATTCAATCGAAACTAAATTTGTAACTAAGTATCGTAAACAACATCCGAATACCAAACTATCCAATAATGAAATTTTAAAGATAAGAGAAAGTAGGTAATTCGATGACTGACGAATTATATCATTTCGGCGTCAAAGGCATGAAGTGGGGCGTTCGACGAAGGCAAAAAAGAGCCGATCGTAAAGCCAAAAGGCAATTAAAGAAAGACATTAAGCAGTTTAATAAACGCAAATCTAATTGGGTTGATGTTTATAATAATGCTGCTGATATTTTTGATTCTAAAATCAATGATCTAAATGATAAATATTCGGATGTTGACTTTACAGATCCAAAGAATAAAAAGAAGTATGATAAATACAATAAAGAAGCTGGAAAGCTTTGGAGTGATTCATATAAGGAAATGGCAATAAAGAATATTGGTAAGGATCCAGTAACTAAAGGTTACGAATATATCGATGAATTGCCCTATATGCATATGTATGATTAGAACATATTCCGATCTAAAACATATGAAGACATTTGATGAACGATTCAATTATCTAATGCTTCACGGACGAGTAGGTGAACCTACTTTTGGATCTGAAAGATACATGAATCAAAAATTCTATCGTTCTCGTGAATGGAAACGGATTCGCGATTATGTAATAGAACGTGATGGTGGGTTTGATCTTGGATGTTCGGATATCCCGATACCGGGACGAATAATGGTTCATCATATGTGTCCTCTATCTCCCGAATCATTGGAGAATTCTGACATAACCATCTTGGATCCAAATTATCTGATCTCATGTTCTATTCTTACACATAATGCTATACATTATGGTGATCAATCGATTCTCAAATTACCGATTGAACGTCATCCTGGAGATACATGTCTTTGGACTCCGATCTCCAAATGAAAGGTCAAAATGGAATCAAGTATTCTCAACACTATTAAAAAGATGCTTGGTGTCGAACCTGAAGATGATTCTTTTGATGAAGAAATCACCAATCATATAAATGGTGCATTTTATAATCTTTGGCAACTTGGAATAGGACCTAAAAATGGTTTTTTGATTAATGGATCTGAAACCACATGGTCTGATTATAGCGATAATCAATGCATTATAGCTGCATTGAAGCCATATATTCAATCCAAAGTCCGTCTTCTTTTCGATCCGCCAAGTAATTCATTCGTCACTGAAAGTATCAAGAATAACATTTCTGAGCTTGAATGGCGTTTGAATGTTCAGGCAGAAGGAGGATTCGATGGCTGACGAACTATACCATTTCGGCGTCAAAGGCATGAAGTGGGGCGTTCGACATGATAAGAATCGTTCTGGATCATCGAAATCCAGAAAAAAGAAACGAGTAGCAAGTGAAGATTACACTCGTTCTCGAGACATCATGAAGAAAAAACCTTATGAAATGTCTAATCGTGAACTTCAGGAAGCGAACAATCGTTTGCAACTTGAAAACACTTACAAAAACAATATTAGTTATAAAGGTGTTGGCAAGAAGTTTGTTGATCGTTTTGAACAGACTTCAATTCAAAAGATTGCTGATATGGCTGCAGGTGCCGTTATCGCTTATGGTGTTGCAAAAGGCGGATCTTTGCTAAAACAGCATGGTCCAACATTATTAAATAATTTAAGGAGATAACGGTGATTATTACTAAGGAAGACTATCTCGAACATTTCGGCGTCAAAGGAATGAAGTGGGGCGTTCGACGAGAAGCCCGCAGAGATGCGAAAGAATCAGCACGTGCCAAAATGTATTATGGTGAAGGCGCAGGTGTCCGAAGACGAAACATCAATGCCATTGTAAAGCAAAAGTCTAAGGATCCGACGTATAAAGCCGAATATGAAAAGGCGTATGCCAAACAGGATTTGAGTAAGGCTCGAAGGTCTGCGCAACGTCAGCGAACGGTTACTGATAAAACCAAAGGTTTTCGTCAAGGTGCCGGAAATGTCGGACGTGCGATTACCAGAGAAGCAACTAAAGCTGTCGGATTTGCAGCGGCTACAGCAGCTTCAGCCGCTATTGGATATGCAATAAAGAATCCGAAAGAAACTAAGGCATTTATTCAAAATGCGGGTCGTATGGCCCAAGCCGAAGTCAAGATTGGTGCGACGATCGGCAAAGCTTTTCTGAGAAATCACGGTTTCAATCTATAAGGAGGTGCTAATGTGCCAACATTATCGGACAGATTAGTCCACGCCTGGAATGCTTTTCTTCAACCGGCTTCTGATTTTAGACCATCAATTGGATCGTCTAATTGGGTTAATCCTGATCGTCCATATTTTTCTGGCGGAACTGAACGATCGATTATTACATCATTATATAACAAAATCGCAATTGATGTTGCGGCACTTCCGATTCGTCATTGTTATGTCAATGATGACGAAGAATATGTCAAAGACGTCAGTAGCGGTTTGAATGATTGTCTTCACTTCGCAGCAAATAAGGATCAGACATCGCGTGATTTTATTCGTGATGCTGTTCTTACAATGTTTGATGCCGGAGCCGCTGCAATTGTTCCAGTTGATGTGGATAATAGTCCAATCAACAATAATAGTTATGATATTCGATCTCTTCGAGTCGGACGTGTGAATCAATGGTTTCCGGATTATGTTGAAGTTCAGTTGTATAACGACAGAACAGGTGAAAGCGAAAAAATAACTCTTCCCAAGAGCATGGTCGCGATCGCCAATAATCCATTTTATACGATAATGAATCAGCCGAATTCGACACTTCAACGTCTTATTCATAAACTGAATCTTTTGGATGAAATAGATGACAAGACGGTATCTGGAAAATTGGATATGATAATTCAGCTTCCATTTGCTATTAAATCGGAAGCACGAATGCAACAGGCCGAGAAACGTCGTAAACAAATCGAGGACCAGCTTGCCCAGTCCAAATATGGAATCGCATATACCGATGGCACTGAAAAAGTAACCCAGTTGAATCGACCAGTTGATAATAATCTTCTTGATCAGATCAAGAATTTGAAGACAGATCTTTACAATAATCTTGGTTTTTCTGAGGCAATTGCTAATGGCACTGCTGTGGATCAGGAGATGCTGAATTACCATAATGGAACCATTGAACCAGTAGTTTCAGCGATAACGGATTCCATGCAATCGACGTTTCTTACGAAGACTGCTCGAACCCAAGGTCAACGAATTAAGGCATTTAGGGATCCGTTCCGGCTTGTTACTGTAAACGATCTCGCCAATTCAGCATCGGTATTTCTATCAGCTGAAGTCATGACATCCAATGAAGTACGTGCTATTCTTGGACTTAAACAATCCGATGATAGCAATGCTGATCAGCTTCGTAATGCGAATATTAATCCGATTGATGCGGAACAAAACGATTCTGAACATGACGATGATATTCCACAGGACGAGTACGATGATTTGACAAGAACGGTTCAAAATACATAATGCCGGTCTCTATTATTTGAAAAAGTCAATAAAGAAATTTACAAATAAAAATAAAGGAGTCTAACCAATGAAGAGTGATTTCAGCGGTTACGCGACTAAGAACAACATTCGTTGCTCGGATGGTCGTACGATCATGCACAATGCATTTGCTGAACAGGATGGAGACGTGGTCCCCCTTGTTTGGCAGCATGATCATAATTCGCCGGATAACGTTCTCGGTCATGCATTGCTCGAGAATCGTGATGATGGTGTTTATTGCTATGGCGTGTTCAATGATACGCCGACTGCAAAGCAGGCAAGGGAACTCGTATCCCATGGAGACATCAATTCCTTGTCTATTTATGCAAACCATCTGAGTCAAAATGGTGGTAACGTCGAGCATGGTGTTATTCGTGAGGTCAGTTTGGTTCTGGCAGGAGCGAATCCGGGTGCTATGATCGATAATGTTGCCATTCAGCACTCCGATGGGAATGTTGATGAATTGGATGATGAAGCCGTTATTTATTCGGGAGAAGAACTCAACCATTCGGATATTTTTGATATCGTACAGATGGATGATGAATACGAACCCGAATACGAAGATGATATTTCTCATGCTGATGGGTCTGATGAAGATTCTGATGGTGAAACCATTCAGGATGTCTTCAATACTTTGACTGATAAGCAGAAGAACGTAGTCTATGCTCTTATCGGAATGGCATTGAACAAAAACTCCAGTGGCGATATGGAGCACGCTGATTCCGATGAAGATTCTGAGGATGAAACCGTCCAGGATGTCTTCGATACTTTGACCGATAAGCAGAAGAATGTAGTCTATGCTCTTATCGGCCTTGCTATTGATAATGCCACTGGTAATAAAGAAAATAACACTGCCGAGCATTCGGCTTTCGAAGGAGATGCAATGAACATTTTTGAAAAGAACGGTATGGCAATGAGCACTGCCGATTATGTTTCCCACGAGGATCAGGAAGCATTCATGACTGCTGTGGCGAAGGAGAATCCGACTTCGTTTAAGGACTTCGCGATCGCTCATGCCCAGGATTATGGTATCAAGAATATTGGTATTCTTTTCCCGGATGCCAAGGCTGTTGAAAACCAGCCCGAACTTTATAAGCGCGATACCGAATGGGTTTCCACTGTTCTGAGTGGCACTCGTCATACCCCGTTCTCGCGTATTAAGACGTATTATGCTGATCTTACGGAGGATACGGCTCGTGCTAAGGGCTTTACCCTTGATCGAGATAATAACAAGCGAAAGATGGATGAGATCTTCAAGGTCGCCAAGCGTCAGACCACTCCAACTACGATCTATAAGAAGCAGAAGCTTGATCGTGATGATATCATCGACATCACTGATTTCTCTGTTGTGAATTTCCTTATGTCTGAAATGAAGGTCATGCTCGACGAGGAAATCGCTCGTGCAGTTCTGATCGGTGATGGTCGTTCTGCAAGTGATGAGGATCATATCAACAGCGAGAATGTTCGACCGATCGTTGGTGATGATGAGATGTATGTGATCTATTCCGTTGCTACTACTGCGGATGAGGATATGACTGCATTTGTCGATCGTGTTCGTACTTCCAAGACTGGTTATCTCGGATCTGGAACTCCGACCATGTTTATTTCTCCGTCCAAGCATGGCCAGCTTATGGTTCAGCGTGATAAGGTCGGTCGTCGTTTGTACGACACCGATGCATCTCTTGCAGCCGCAATGGGTGTTTCCGCTATTGTTGAGGTTCCGCTGTTTGAGAATCTTGTCGATCCGAAGAAGCCGACTAACAATGTGGATGCTCTGATCGTGAATCTCCGGGATTACACCATTGGTACCGATAATGGTGGTGCTGTTACTTCCTTCGAGGACTTCGATATCGATTATAATCAGAAGAAGTATCTGATGGAAACCCGTATGTCCGGTGCTCTGTCGAAGCTCAAGTCTGCGATTGTGATCGAATCCCCAAAAGCGTGACGCCTCCGGAGTCTGAGAAGCTCGGAGTCCTCACTGTGACAGCTAATGCCACTACTGGTGGTCAGACTGTTAATGTGAGCCCGGAGGCCGCTGCTGGTAATTCCCTTCGTTATCAGATCACTCCATCTACTAGCAAGCCGACTGTGAACTATAACACAACGTGCGCGGTTTCGGATCACTGGGTGAATTTCACTTCTGGTTCTAATGTGACCGGAGCGACTGGTAATATCATTACTGTGGTCGAGGTCGATTCCCTCGATAAGGCAGTAAAGAAGGGTGAAGCCACTCTTCCAGCGCCGACTAGCGAGTGATGATATCGCATGAGGTTTCATGGAAAGATTGGTTACGGAATCGATACTGAAACCTCGCCTGGTGTATACGAAAAGAAAGTATTTGAAAAAAGTTACTATGGTGATGTCAACCGGGATACACGTCGAATCCAAGGAGGAGATGCTGTAAATCAGGGCATCACCATTAGTAACACGATAAGTATTATCGCTAAAGACGATTATGCCTATTCGCATTTCTACGATATTCTCTATGTCGTATGGCGCGGGTCAAAATGGAAGGTAGATTCCGTTGAAGTCCAAAGACCTCGTTTGATTCTTACATTAGGGGAATTGTATAATGGGGACTAGACTTGAATTGCACAATCGACTCGTTTCAATTATGAAATCAGTCGATCCCTCTTTGGCTGATCATGTATATTTTCAGCCACCTTCTAATATTAAAATCAAGTATCCTTGCATTGTTTATAATAAAAACTATGGGGATACCAAATACGCGGATGATAGTCCGTATATTTATCATGTACGTTATCAGATTACAGTGATTGACAAGAATCCGGATAGCAAGATTCCTCGTCTTATTGCTATGATGCCTATGTGTTCATCGGATAGGTGTTATGTTAGCGATAATCTTAATCATGACGTATTCAACATCTACTATTAAGGAGTTTGCTAATGGCTGGCAAGCAGATTGTTTGGGATGCTCCTGGTTCTCGTTATTTTGAGAACGGTGTTTCCAAGGGCGTATTGTATCCAATGACTGAGACTGGTGATTACGGTGTCGGTGTGGCCTGGAATGGTCTTACCACTGTCACCGAGTCTCCGTCTGGTGCAGAAGCCAATGATATTTATGCCGATAACATTAAGTACGCTACACTGCGTTCCGCTGAGACCTTTGGCGGTACGATCGAGGCATACACTTATCCAGATGAATTCAGTGTTTGTGATGGATCCGTTTCTCCCGCCAAGGGTGTGAACTTTGGTCAGCAGAAGCGTCGAGGTTTCGGTCTGTCCTATGTTACTAATGTCGGCAATGATACTGCTACCGAATCCGATGATGGTTACAAGCTGCATCTGATCTATGGTGCGACTGCTGCTCCGTCCGAGCGTAGCTACACCACTACTAATGATTCTCCGGATGCGATGAGTATGTCTTGGGAGATCTCGACTGTTCCGGTTTCCATTACTAATGATGATCTTCGACCAGTGTCGACAATCACAATTGATACGACGAAGCTCGATGAAGCGGGGAAGACTGCGCTGAAGTCTCTTGAAACCATGCTTTATGGCAGTGCAACTAAGGATCCGAAGCTTCCGCTTCCTGGTGATGTATATGCTCTGTTCAAGGATGCGACTACTCTTCCGGAAACCAAATTGAATAATGAATCTCATTGATAAGGATCTTTAATGCTTGAAATCGATGTTCCAGAAATGGATTATTGGAATGATGTAACCGATAACGGAATTCACTGTCCACCAATGCATCTTCGATTCGAGCATTCCTTGCTCTCAATTTCAAAATGGGAGTCAAAATGGGAAAAACCGTTTCTCGTCGATACGCCCGAAAAAACAGAAGAAGAGTTAATCGACTATTTTGATTGCATGTGTTTGGAGCATATCGACGAGAACCTAAAACAACTAATATATTCACAATATGCCACCCAAATATTTGAGTGGATGAATAGTACACAATCAGCGGCTCGAATCTATAATATGAAAGTCAGTAATCATCGTTCGGTAATTACTTCTGAAGATATTTATTATTGGATGATTGTAAATCATATTCCATTTGAGCCTTGTGAACATTGGCATCTTAATCGTTTGCTTAAACTTATAGAGTTCTGTTCTGTCAAAAACTCTCCTCCTAGAAAGATGTCAAATTCTGAAATTTATGCTCAGAATCGAAGATTGAATGAGCAACGAAGAGCTCAAAATAAATCGAAAGGTTAATCATGAAGTCTTGGGAAACTCTTGACGCTGATAAAGTCAAGATCATCAATACTCATTTCACTCCGGGACGTTCCGGAAATCCAATTCGTTATATTGTTGTTCATCATAACGGCGGTAACCTGACCACTGAAGGCTGCTATAATGTTTGGCAGACCCGCGAAGCTTCCGCCCATTATCAGGTCGAAGCTAATGGAACCATCGGCCAGCTTGTATGGGATAAGGACACCGCTTGGCACGCTGGAAATTGGAATGCCAATCTTGAATCTATCGGAATCGAACATGCTGATGATTCCACGTCTCCATGGCATATCTCCGATGCGACTCTGGACAATGGTGCACATCTTGTCGCTGCTCTTTGCAAGTATTACAAGCTTGGTCGACCGCAGTGGGGTGTCAATGTCTTCCCGCATAGTCATTTCTCTTCCACCGCCTGCCCGGCATCCATTGCTGGAAATCAGCGCGATGCCTATATGGCGAAGGCTCAGGCATACTATGATTCGATGACTGGCTCCAAGCCTGCTCCAACTCCTGTCAAGCCTGCAACTACTCCAACTACTCCAACTGCTTCTCAGACCGGTTCCATTAATGCTGGTTCTTACACAGTTGTTGTTGATCAGCTCCACGTTCGTTCTGGTGCATCGACTTCGGCGTCTGTTGTTGCAACCTATACCCGTAATCAGATTGTCAATCTCGATGGCTGGATGACTGTTGCCGATGGATATAAGTGGGGTCGTTACACCGCATACAGCGGTGCGACTCGCTACATCGCTCTCGGAACGGCTGATGGTTCTCAGACCTATCTTTCAATTGGATCCGTTCCGTCTGTTGCCAATACTGTGAGCGCTGGAACCTATCGTGTCTCAGTTGATGCTTTGAATGTTCGTTCCGCCCAGTCGCTGGCATCCACTGTCGTTGCCACCTATCGCGCTGGTCAGACTGTGATTCTCGATGGTTGGAGCGAGATCCGTGACGGATATCTTTGGGGTCGTTACACCGCATACAGTGGTGCACTTCGTTACATCGCAGTAGGAACGGCCGATGGATCCATTCGTTATCTGACGAAGATCTGAAAGGGTCAAAATGGGAGTAGATTTTCAAATAAGTGGTAACTTTAATAATCTTGAACGCTTTTTGAACCGCATGAAGAGTCAGCCATATTTGAATGTCCTGGATGATCTGGGACGACAAGGTGTGAATGCGCTTGCTGCGGCTACTCCATCAGATTCTGGTAAAACCGCTGCCTCTTGGGATTATGAAATTCATAAAGGTAAATCCCAGACTGAGATTGTTTGGACAAATTCCAACATTAATGAGGGTGTTCCGATTGCCGTGATCATTCAATATGGTCACGGAACCGGAACCGGCGGTTATGTACAAGGACGAGATTATATTAATCCCGCTATTCGTCCTATATTTGATAAAATAGCGGAAAGAGCATGGAAGGTGGTGGTTGAATCATGAGCAGTATTGATGAACGTGTAGTCAAGATGAAGATCGATAACTCTCAATTTCAATCGGGGGTAAAATCAACATCTTCTCTGCTCGAAAAACTTAAGCAAAGTCTTAAACTTAAAGGTGCTACTGATGGCATTGATAAGGTTTCTTCAGCTGTCAGTAAATTCAACATGTCAGGAATGCAGGAAGCTGCCATATCAACTGGATCGAAGTTCAGTGCAATGGCAGCCGTTGCATTTTCTGCAATCCAAAAGCTTACAAATGCCGCAATTGATTGTGGTCAAAAGATCATTTCGAGTACTACTGAGGGTATTCGAGAAGGTTTCGCTGAATATGAACAGTACATGGGTTCTATTCAGACGATTATGGCGAACACCGCAAGCAAGGGAACAACCCTTACTCAGGTCAATGCTGCTCTAAGTGAACTTAATACATACGCTGATAAGACGATTTATAATTTCCAGGAGATGACGAAAAACATCGGTACATTCACAGCTGCCGGTGTCGATTTGAAGACTTCTGTTTCCTCCATTCAGGGTATTGCAAACCTTGCAGCAGTTTCGGGTTCTACATCTCAGCAGGCATCGACTGCAATGTACCAGCTTTCGCAGGCAATCGCAGCTGGTACCGTTAAGCTTATGGACTGGAATTCCGTCGTCAATGCAGGTATGGGCGGTGAAGTATTCCAGCAAGCACTTATTCGAACTTCTGAGCATCTTAAAACTGGTGCAAAAGCAGCTATCGAGGCTAAAGGCTCATTCCGTGAATCTCTTCAAACTGGATGGCTAACAACTCAAGTTCTTACTGATACCCTTAAGCAGTTTGCACTTACGGTTGATACTGCTGAAGATTATAATAATGCCATAAAGGATCTGGTTGCTCAAGGATATACTCAAGAAGAAGCCAAACAGATCGCGGACATGGCAAAAACGGCCATGGATGCGGCCACTAAGGTCAAAACATTTTCGCAGCTTATCGATACCCTTAAAGAAGCTGTTGGTTCTGGCTGGACAACATCATGGCAGTTAATGATCGGCGATTTCGAGGAAGCCAAGGATCTTTGGACCGGGATTTCTGATAGTCTTAGCAAGATCATCAGTGATTCCGCAAATGCCCGAAATGCATTGCTTGGAAATCTTAGTACTGGTTATAAGCAATTCGTTAATGAAGGTATCGAGGATACCGCAAAGTTTAATGAATCCTTAACCAAGGTCGCTAAAAACCACGGTGTCAACATTGAGAAACTCATCAATGATACCGGTTCTTTCGAAAAGGCATGTAAACAGGGTTGGGTAACCGGAGACATGCTTAAGGAATCCGTCAATGACATGGCTGATTCCTACAACAAAATGTCGGATGAGGAACGAAAGAATAATGATGTTTCCGCATCGACAATCGACAAGACGAATAAGTTAGCTCAAGCTCTTAATGATGGTTCGATCTCGGCTGATGAATTCGCAAAGAAATTCAATCGTAAATCTGGTCGAGAAAATATAATTGAAGGTTTGTCTTCAGCCTTCAGTTCTTTATGGAAGGTTATACAGTCCGTAAAGGGCGCATGGAATGATATTTTCCCTCCGATGGCAGGAGAGACTCTTTATCAGTATACGGTTCAATTCCGTAATCTTATGGAGTCAATCAAGCCATCGTCTGAGCAACTTGATTTGATCAAACGATCGTTCAAAGGATTGTTTGCGATTCTGGATATCGGTAAACAGGCTATATTTGCAGTAATCGGAGCAATCGGAAAGCTTGCTGGAAACGGTGCTATGGGCGGATTCGTCAATAGCATTCTTAAAGGTACCGCCTCAATGGGCGATTTTCTGGTCAAGATCGATGAGACGATTAAATCTTCCGGTATATTTATAAAGGTCGCTGGCGGAATTGCGACCGGAATCCAGATCATAATCAAAATTGTACAGTCCATTATCAATTATTTTAATGATCTTGGAAGAAGCATAAAATCTTCTACCGATGCATTTGATGTTATCGGTAATAAGATTGAATCGCTTAAGGATAAACTGAAGTCGGTTCTGAGTTCTTCGGGAGACTTTAAAGACAAGTTCTCATCCATATTTGGTTCAGTAGGTGACGTAATCACTAAGGTCGTCACAACCATAACACATGGATTGGGTGAGGCAATCAAATGGATCGCAAATAACATAAGTCTCGGTGATATACTTACCGGTCTTCTCGGCGGTGGCCTATTCGCAATGATCCAGAAGATATCCAAAGCCGTTGATCAGGTCAAGGACGTATTTGAAAAGATCAATGGAATATTCGAGAAGCCAAAGGAAGCTGCAAGTGATGCAGTTGGTCTTAAGGATATTCTCAACGGTGTTAAAGATGCTCTTTCTGGATTCACACAGGGTCTTAAGGTCGCATCGATTGTCGCAGTCGCAGCTGCCATAGGTATTCTTGCCCATTCCCTTAAGACATTGTCTGAGATTGATGTCCTTTCCCTTGGAACATCCATCACAGCCATGGGCGCCATGATGGCAATGCTGAATCAATCCTTTAAGTCTTTGGTTAAGTCAGCCAATACCATCGCTAAGGGCAAGTCGATCGTCAAATCGGCAGCCGCATTGGTTATTTATGCCAAGGCGATCCAGATGCTCGCCGATGCAATGGTCGCTCTTAAAGAACTTGATGTCGAACAGATTGCCAAGGGACTTGTTTCAATTGGCGTAATGATGTTCGCTTTGAACAAGTCGATGAAGGGTCTCGATAAGAAGGTTTATCTCAAGACTGCGGTTTCTTTGATCGCGATGGCCAAAGCCATTCAGATGCTTGTTCATCCGATTCAGCAGCTATCGACACTTTCTTGGGAACAGATAGCCAAAGGTCTCACGGCTGTTGGTGCAGCACTCGGTGAGATGGCCGTCGCTATGAAACTTCTTAGTTTCTCGAAGGTAGGCCTTAAGAATTCGGTCGCAATGATCGCAATGGCCAAGGCTATGCAGATGATGGCGCAGCCATTGATGCAATTGTCGAACCTTTCCTGGGAAGAGATCGGACATGGTCTTGCAGCCATGGGCGGTGCTCTTGTTGAGATGGGTATCGTTCTTGCAGCTCTCGGAAAGATCGGTGGATTCTCCAGCATCTTTGCGGCTGGATCTATTCTTATGGTGGTTTCCGGTCTCGGTGACATAGCAGATGCGCTCAAGAAATTCGGATCAATGTCCTGGGGAGAGATCGAACACGGTCTTGCAGCCATGGGTGGTGCTCTTGTTGAGATGGGCATCGTACTCGCAGCTCTCGGAAAGATCAGTGGATTCTCCAGCATCTTTGCGGCTGGAGCCATTCGAATAGTTACCAATGGTCTTTATGACATTTCCACCGCTCTCCTCAAAATGGGAGGAATGTCTTGGAGCGAAATCGGTCGCGGTCTTGCAGCCATGGGCGGTGCTCTTGGCGAGATCGGTATTGTGTCTGGAACACTCGGTAAACTTACAGGTATTTCCGGACTCATTGGAGCTGGGTCGATTCGTTTAGTCTGTGATGGTCTATGGGATATCGCCACATCGCTTGAGAAGCTCGGAAATATGTCCTGGAGTGAAATCGGTCGTGGTCTTACAGCCATGGGCGGTGCTCTTGGTGAGATAGCTATTATTACTGGAGCTCTAGGTAAATTTGCAGGATTGTCATCACTCATTAGTGGTGGAGCCATATTACTGGCAGTCCAGTCTCTTGGCGATATTGCAGATGCACTTAAACAGATGGGATCAATGTCCTGGGATGAAGTAGGACGAGGTCTCGTTGCCATGGGCGGTGCTCTTGGTGAGATCGCTATTGTTACCGGAGCTCTTGGAAGTCTGGCAGGTCTTCCCGCTCTACTTGGCGGTGGAGCTATTCTCCTTGCAGTCCAGTCTCTCGGTGACATAGCAGATGCACTCAAGAAATTCGGATCAATGTCTTGGGACGAGATTGGTCGTGGTCTTGCGGCAATGGGTGGTGCACTTGGTGCTGCTGGCCTTGGTTCATTGATGAATTCTCTTTCGGGATTCGGTGCTGGTGCCATTGCAACATATGCAAAACCATTGGGCGATCTTGCTGATTCTGTTGATAAATGGAACGGAGTTTCGGTACCTCCGAATCTTGAATCTGATCTTTCTGCTCTTGCTTCCGGAGTAGGAAAATTTACATTTTCTGGATGGGGTGCTGAGAATATTCCGGCAGTTGCCACAGGTATGTCCAATCTTGCTCCAGCAATTTCTGCATGGAGCGGTGTTTCGGTACCTCCGAATATCGAAAGTGATTTGTCCGGTCTTGCCTCGGGAGTTGGTAAATTCACACTTTCAGGTTGGGGCGCTGAGAATCTTCCAACAGTTGCAACTGGTATGAGTCAGTTGGCTCCTGCGATGTCAAAATGGAATGGTATTTCAATTCCACCGAACATCAGTACCGATCTGCAGAATCTTGCCAATGGCGTTAAATCATTCACTTTATCTGGTTGGGGTGCTGAGAATCTACCAGCAGTTGCTACTGGTATGGGACAGCTTGCTCCGGCAATAAATAAGTGGAATGGAGTTTCGGTACCTCCGAATATCAAGAGTGATCTCCAGAATCTTTCGGATGGCATCAAGTCTTTCACTCTTGCATTTGCTGGTGGATGGTCTCTAGGTCAGGTAACTGGTCCTCTTGGTGATCTTGCTGGTTCAGTTAAGAAGTGGAATGGAGTTTCAGTACCTCCGAATATTGGAACCGACCTTGCAACTATGGCAAAAGGTGTCAAGAATTTCGCAGGTTCGACCGATGCAGCGAATGAAATGAACACAGTCGGTAAATCTCTGGCTGTGTTTGCTAATGGAGTCGGTGCACTTTCGGGTATTGATTTCGCAACCAATGCTTCGAATATTGTAAGTTTCGTAAACACTCTCAATACAATTCCGAATGTCACGACAACTATTGGTGAGCAGCTTGGGACTTTAGCTGCTCAGATTCAAACTGCATGTGCATCAATAAATGCGTCGCTGTCGACTGCGAATATCGGCGGATCATTTATGCAGATCGCTACTTCTGTTTCTGCAAGTACTGGAAGTATAAATGGATCTGTGAATTCTTTGTCTAGTGCATTTACCACAGCAGCGAATAATGTTGCCAGTAGTACATCCAGAATAAATACATCCACTCAATCGAATCTCAATGCAGCATGTTCAACGATAAATGGAATGGTTGGATCTTTCAAGCAAGCCGGTAGCAATCTTGGAAATGGACTTAAGAATAGTTTTATTTCTAAGATTCGGAATTTGGGAAGCAGTTCATCTAATGCAATAAGTCAAGCCGTTTCCTCACTGAATTCATATTATCAATCTTTCTATTCGACTGGTACGAATTTGGCTCGGGGTATCGCAAATGGTCTTTCTGATGGTTCTGGAATCATAAATAGGGCCGCGGTATCAGCTGCAAAGCAGGCATTGGATGCTGCGAACAGGACACTTGGAGTTCATTCACCATCTCGTGAATTCTTCAAGACTGGTCGATGGTCTGCAATTGGTTTGGCCAATGGTATGAATAAATATTCTGATCTTGTGAAGGCCGCAGGAACCGACATGGCTAAAAATGCACTTGATTCGGCAAATCAGGCTGTGATGAATGCTGATTTCATGTCTGGATATTCTCCGATTATCACACCAAAGATTGATATTTCAAATATCGGAAGTTCTATAGATACGATATCTAGTAATTATCGCATGTCTGTAAGTTCCAAAATGGCTCGAAATATAATGGATGTCAAGAGCGATCAGAATATTCTGCGCCAATATCAGTCCGACATGATTGCAAGCAACCAGACGGTCACCGATGCGATCAATTCGCTGAGGGATGACGTAAGTAATATCGATCTCACCAAGCAACCTCCGACTGAGCTTTACATCGATGGCAAGAAACTTGCCTCGACTATTGCGAAGCCGATGGATCAGGCTCTTGGTCTACGCCAAAGGAGAGGAATTTAATCATGCAGTATCCAGGTTTGCCAAACAATCGTTTGATTGTAAATGGTGTTGACCTTTCTACAGAGTACGGCATGATCCTTCTCGATGGTTACACTTTGTCCCCACCAGAACCTAAAACCTATACGGTTGATATTCCTGGTGGGGATGGTGTGATCGATCTTACAGAAGGACTTACCGGAGATGTTGCATATAATAATCGTGAACAAGAATTTACATTTGCAATCATTGATGTAGATAATTGGGAACGTAGTAAAACAATGATATCCAATTTCCTTCATGGTCGTTTATACGATTATAAGATGACCATGGATCCGGAATACACATATCATGGCCGTTTTACTGTCGAAGAATATGGTCATGCAGTTTATGTCGAAGGTGGAACAGTTGGATCATTGAAAGTTAAAGTGAGTGCCGATCCATATAAATTAAAAGAGCATAGAGTAATCGAAACCGAAGCAATAGGTGGTAAGGTTATTGAATGCACTTCCGGCAGAAAGAAAGTGCGTCCAATTATCACAACCAACTATGAAGTTCTATGCAATTTTAATGGCGATTCATTTTATGTTCCAAATGGATCTCATCGTTTATCAAATGTTCTATTTGTTGAAGGTATCAATAGAATCTATTTCAATACATACCGAATCACTTCAACAACATGGCATGATGCACGTCAATTGCCAATCAGTTCTGAAGTGGTTGGTTTAACGTATGCAGAAGCAAAGCGTCGCAATTATCGTTGGTCCGATGTTCAGCGTTGGGTCAAGGACAATTATACGAATGTCACACGTTGGGATGATATTTCAGATGAAACATGGGATGATGCCGATATCTCTTCAAAGTCATGGAATGATTTGAATTATCAGTATCAAAACAACGTTCCATCAGATGCAACAATCCGTATTGAATATGATGTAAAGGATCTATAATGGCTGTCAATATTACGACAATTAATGGCACGGATCATATTAGTCCAACACCGATTAATGATAATTTCAATAATGTTAAAAGTGCGGTTGACGCATTACAATCCAAAATTGAAAATTTGGATACTGCATTTATTGGATCGACGACACTTATTTCTTCTTCTAATTGTAAAGTTGTTGGAGTTAAGTTCGGTAGAATTGTACAGTTGACTTTAACTGTCAATCATTCCAATAATCAGAGCTGGGGTAGTGAAAATATCGGAACATTGCCAGAAGCTTGGAGACCTGCAGTTCATTGCACTTACACTCATGCTGGACGAGATGGTGCAAATATGAAGGATATTCATATAGATCCGAATGGAGCAATGTCCTATCAAAATTCAGGTGGAGCACAAAGCAACTACGGATTTATTGAGACTTTTATGTATATTTCTTCGAAATGAGTAAAACATGACAGCAACTAAAAATCTTGGTATTACCAAAATTAATGAATCCGATTACATCATTCCCGATCCAATAAATAAAGCATTCGATAAATTCGATGAGAGTTTGGCAGATGGTGTCATCGAATATGGAACAAAAGGTGATTGGTGGTATCGTAAATGGCGATCGGGCCGTCTTGAATGTGGTGTGGATGCACATAATTTTGGAACCTACACCACTTCAACACAATGGGGTTCCGCTCAAGGAATTTATGTTGGTGGCGCTTTGACATTTGGTGCATTCCCGGTTGCCTTTATTGAAATTCCATTCTTTACAGTCTCTCTTGTTAAAGCCGATTATGGTGGAATGGCCGGATGGATTGGAATGGGTGGAAGTAATACTCCAAATGTTTCTTCGGTAAGCAAAACGAATTCTGGAAGTTTCTATTACGCAAATCCAAATAAGTCTACGTTTAATAACATGTATTGTTCTTGTTATGCAACTGGACGTTGGAAATAATAAGGAGAATTGATGTACCAGTTAACATATGATTCGAAAATTTTGTTTGATCCTTATATGCAATCTACGGCAATTACAGATGCTAAGTATACTGGTAAATCTAATTCTGTTTCATATTTGGATTTCTCGATTGCTCCAAATCATCCATTGTATAATACCATTGAAAAAGATAAAGGACTAGTCGAATTTTATTCGGATAATGTTCTTAAATTTCGTGGAAAAATAAACGAAATTGAAATTGATGACTATGGATATAAAATTGTAGCTTGCAATTCAGTACTTCAATATTTGAATCATACTCGCGTTCGTAGTTACTCAACTGTTCCTGGTGACGCTGATCTTAAAGCTCCGACATCGGTCGAGGGATATTTCCAATGGCTTATCGATCAGCATAATCTTCATGTCAAAGATGCATCCGAACGTTTTGAAGTCGGAGTGAATCAAGGTGCTGCATTAGATAAAAACGATTATATTCTTCGATCCAATGATAATTATCCAACAACTCTTGATGAAATCAATGATAAAGTATTGGACAGTCTTGGCGGATATTTATTCGTAGAATATAAAGATGATAGAAATATTCTGAATCTGTATGCAGATGTTCATTCTACAAATAGTCAGATTATTGATTTTGGATCGAATATTCTTTCCATTTCGTATAAAGAAAATGATGACGAACTTTATACGGTTGTGATCCCTAGAGGCGGAACTCCTGAAAAGAAAGAAGGAGATACCAAAGATCCAAAACCAATTGACATCAAAAATCTTCCTGATAACACTTTTGATACTGACTCGGATATAGTAAAATCTGGTGATTGCGTATATTCGCTATCGGCAACGAAACGTTATGGTTATCGGGAATATTATTATAGCAATAATGATATTTTGGATCCTTCAAATCTTCTGAAAGCTGCGGTTCTTCAGCTTAAACTTCAGATGTCTCCAAAAGTCACGATCGAAACAAAAGCAATTGATCTGTCGATTGCATATCCGGGATATGAACAACTGAACATTGGTGATGCGTGTCGAGTTCGTTCCGCCCGACATAATTTGGATGACTATTTTATGCTGTCTGAAATGGAATTGGATTTGAATGATCCATCTCAAACAACATATACATTCGGTGACGAATACGTTAGTCTCGTTGGTCGTCAATCCAATTATCTAAAGCAAATTAACAGCAGCATTGACAGAAACTATGAAGATGTCAACACTGCTATGAGCTATGGAAAAGCAGCCGCTAAGCTTGCCGATACCGCTAATAAGACTGCGGATGCTGCTAATAATACAGCCGTGAAGGCAAACGATAAAGCTCAAAAAGCAACTGAAGATGCATTCAATGCCAACACCACAGCAAATAAAGCTCAATCGACTGCTAATACTGCCAACGCCACAGCAAACAAAGCTCAAACTACGGCAACTGAAGCATCAAAGACAGCAACAGAAGCCAAAGCCGTAGCTGATACTGCAAATAAGGCAACTGAGGATCTGAAGAAAAAGACAGCAGAGATCGACAAACAGGTCGAAGCCGTATCCAATGCCGCAGATGCTGCATCGGCTAAAGCGGATCAAGTGAGAACCGATCTTACCCAGCAGGTTCAAAATGTGAAGTCCGAAATGGATACTGCAGTCGAAGCCGCCCAAACATCCGCCAACAAAGCACAGTCCGCAGCAGACGCAGCCCAGAAGGCGGCCGACAAAGCCAATGCGTCCACCGTTGATCTGGACAAATCCATCAAGGCCGTCGATGCAAAGGCCATCGCAGCGAAACAGGCTGCCGCCGAAGCCCAGTCCAAGGCCGAGAACGTCGCATCAGATCTCGATTCTGCAAATGCAGTCATCGAACAGCACACCACCGAGCTGGGTGAACTAACGACGAAAGTCACCAATGCTGTCAAGAAATCCGACAGTGCCCTGAGCGTCTCCACGGAGGCCAAGCAGACCGCCACCGAGGCATCAACTACTGCCACATCTGCATACAAGGATTCGCAGACGGCTCTTACCCAGAGCACCACTGCGACCCAGACCGCAACCGCTGCAAAGACAACTGCCGAATCGGCAAGTAAGACCGCAAGCGATTCGCTCAAACAGTCTTCCGCAGCTGTGCAGACGGCTAATCAGATCAGTACGACTCTTAGGACCGAGTATCAGACCAAGGCTGATGCCGATAAGATCTATGCGACCCAGTCGAGTCTGAAGCAGACTTCGGATTCCATCACGGCTTCGGTCTCAAAGACATATGCGACCAAGGATGCATTGTCCGCTCTCCAGAACGTTGCTGATAACGCCATCGAATCATGGAGAGGAACCGGTGTCCCGACCCTTGAGAACAAACCGGCTTCGGACTGGACAACAAACGACGATAAGAAGAAGCACTCCGGTGATCTTTATTATGACAAATCCACCGGTAAGGCATATCGTTTCGGTTCCGATGATGGTGTGACATATACCTGGGAGCTGAACCAGGATACTGACGTCACCAAGGCATTGGAGGATGCATCCAAGGCACAGACTTCTGCGAACAATGCTCAGGCGTCTGCAACGGCTGCGAACACTGCCGCAGGTAAGGCCCAATCGACGGCGAATACCGCAGTCAGCAATGCGGCCACAGCGAAGAACGCAGCCGATGCCGCACAATCCAGTGCGAACAAGGCTCAGGGTGATGTCGATAAGCTGAAGATCGATATTCCCGAGACCTATGCGACCAAGAGTTCTCTGAGTCAGACCGCAGAATCCATTACGGCGAATGTCGAATCCGTTAAGACAACTGCAAATAGCGCCGTGATAGCCGCGTCCAAGGCTCAGCAGACCGCAGATGGTATTTCCGTAAATCTGACAAAGAACTATCAGACAAAATCCCAGGCGGATACGATATATGCGACCAAGGCGAGTCTCAAGGCGACTTCCGATAGCATTTCCGCAGAAGTAACCAAGGCTCAGGGAACCGCCGACGGTGCTGTTACAGCTGCATCGAAGGCTCAGCAGACCGCAGATGCCGTAACCCTGAATCTGTCGAAGAATTACAATACTAAAGCGCAGAACGATGCCGTGTATGCGACTCAGACGAGTCTGAAGGCGACTTCGGATTCGCTTAGCGCGAATATCACGGCAAATGCGAAGACCGCACAAAGCGCTGTTGACAAGGCGACGAGTCTCGAAGCGAATCTTAATGGGTTCAAGACAACCGTTAGTGAAACTTATACCACTAAGACGGATTTTAACAATCTCTCAGTTGGCGGACGGAACCTTTTACGAAACACATCTTCAAAATGGAGTGACTGGATTACGATTACTCCGAATATAGTTAATTTCATAGTAAATATTGGAACATACACTATTGAAGATGGGTTGGTTCCAGATGCATGGTATTCAAGTCAGATAGAGCTTGAATTTACTGATGTTACAAGTACCGAAGGTCACACGGCTACTGCATTGAGTCAAGGATCTGTTGATAATGGTTGGAATTCAATCTTTAATCCATTTACAAAAAATCTTCTTCCACAGATTGCAATTAAAAATGCTGTTTATAGTCTGAAACATTCAAATAAAGCCCATAAGAGTAACGCAAAGAACAAAAAATTCGACTTTCAGATTCGATGCGATTATTTTGCTAGTGGAAAGATTCGTTATCGAAAGGCAAAATGGGAAACTGGTAACAAACCAACTGACTGGTCTCCAGCTCCAGAGGATCTTCAACATGCTGGAGATTACGCTACCAACAGTTCTCTTACCCAGACTGCGAATTCCATTAAAGCTCAGGTCACTGAAGTTTCTAAGACAGCAAACGGTGCAATGTCCAAAGCCACTACAGTGGAACAGACGGCTAACGGATTGTCCACCAAGATCACTGAACAGGGTAAGACACTCAATGCAACCGTTACGACGGCCAACGAAGCAAAGAGCACCGCCGACAGCAATAAGGCAGCTATCAGTCAGGTAAGTACAACAGCCAGTGATGCACTGACTAAAGCCTCTTCAGTTGAACAGAATCTGAATGGGTTCAAGACGACTGTAAGCCAGACTTATGGCCACGGTTCGAACCTCTGGGTCAATCCTACGTTCGATGCGGACAAACCACAGATCACATCTCGGGTTAGCAATGTAACTGCGCCAAATGGTAGTGGAGTGAATCTCCTTTCAAGTCGTGATCATCACAATAATGACACTAGTTTTCCTGTGGTACCTGGACACAAATATGTGATAACTGCTCATGTTAAATGTATAAAGGGCAACTTGCCACTACACGCTGGTATCTGGTACACTGCACTAACAGCTGGACATAAGTATGACACATATACTGCAACGGAATCGACATCCGACCTGAGTGATGGATGGATTGCCGCTGCATGGCGTTTCAGCTGTCCGAACGGAAAATCCAGAGGATGTGTATTTTTTCAGATCGAACAATCAGAAAGTAATGGTTCGACACAGTGGTATATTTCGAACGTTACATGTGTTGATGTCACCGGTCTTCAACCTGCAGGAGATTATAGCACCAAATCCTACGTCGATCAGACTGCAAAATCGGTAGCACTCGGTGTCGTTCAGAATTACAAGGGTTCCGACGGATCGGGTCTGGCTACGAAATCTGATATCACCGCGAGCGAGAAGAGCATCACCAGTACGGTTTCAAAGACCTATCAGACTAAAGAAGGCATGAGCAATTATGTCACTCAGTCACAGATCCAACAAACCAATGACAAGGTGACGATCGCATTCCAGAATTCGCAATCGGTCGGCGGACAGAACCTTCTCCTCAAAACGAGTGTTCCGACCGTAGTAACCGGTAGTGGGGCTGCGAATCAGAATGTCGCAGCTTACAATTTGGCAGTCGGAAGCCTCAAGAATCTTCCAGTAGGTATGTATCATCTGCAGTTCAAAATAAAGTCGGATACGGCTGGCGGAACCGCACGTCCGCAATGGAATACAACACCATGGGGCATACCTAACGCCCATGCAATTGATATCGGAACCGAAGAACAGACATATTCGATAGATTGTTATATTTCGGATAATAATTATCCAAATGCAAAAGCGATCCAGGTTCGATTGGATAATGCCAAGGGTAAGGTCACCATTCGTGAGATGAAGCTCGAACCTGGAAATAGTATGACTCCATGGACCGCGGCTCCTGAAGATACTATAAACGATCTCACGAATACGGTGCGGAATCAGGCTACCGATATCGCCAACAAGGTTTCGAATGATGATTATACTGGATATGTTAATGCAACCAATAAAAACCTGAGTGATATACAGGATTCCCAACAACATTTGAGCGATTCAGTTAATAACGAAATAAAATTACGAGAATCGTATATTCAATTCGGACAAGACAAATTGAATCCATACATGGATATGGGAAATTCGTCCAGTCCGAATAAGATGCGTTTGACGAATACAAAATTGTCATTTACTTCGAACAATATCGAAGTCGCATCCGTTTCAAATGATAAAATGCGTATATCAAATGCTGAAGTTCTGCAATCTTTCCGTATTGGAAATTTCGTATGGCAGCCACGATCAGATGGCCATATGGCATTAAAGTATTCTCCGGAGGTGTAATATGGTTGAAGTATGGGGTAATGTCAATCACAATTGGCAGGTTCATACCGGTGCATTTATTACTGCAGAAAATGATGAGGCTGTAAATGTAAAAGTTGTAACAAATATCAAGGCTGTAAATGGCTGGGACTATATTGGCATCAAAGGCGGCGGTGGTGCTTATGTTGATGGTGGTGGCCATGAACAGTCTTGGAGCGGTAATATTCCAGTAAATGGCGAAGCCACAATTGTAGAATACCAAAAAGACTATATCAGAAAAACACATGAAGCTAGAACCATCAATTATTCTGGATATGTCAATATTGTTGGATTCGCAGGTGGTTCGTCAACATGTAGCGGATCATTTACAATCAACGCAAAAACGCATCATACAATTTCGTTCAATGCTAATGGTGGAAGTGGTCAACCCGGAAATATAACCAAGTGGTATGGTGAACAGATAACGATACCGTCCACGATTCCGAAGCGAACGAATTATGAATTCCTTGGATGGTCCGCAACCAAGAATGGATCCGTCGCATATAGACCTGGCGGATCCTACTGGGTTTCGGATGCAAATGCCACATATTATGCGGTATGGAAGCTTTCTACAAAGCCACCGACAATTAGTGTTTTTGATGTATACCGATGTGATTCTGCCGGCACATATCAGTCGGATGGAAGTTATATCAAGATGACGTCAACCTGGTCACTGAATACATCAATCGATTCGACGAATGCATTGAAGTCATTGGTATATTCCTATAAAGATTCCAAGGGTTGGCATAAATATGATGCAGCTGCGAATTCCGGGACAAAGGGAACTACTGTTAAAATATATGGTGGTTATGATGTTTCGAAATCATATGGAACTCGAGTCGAAGTAACTGATAAATATTCAACAGTTGCTATGGAATCAAGTGTTGGGCCAGCCTCATTCATACTTGATTTAACAGCAGATGGAAAAGGCATAGGAATTGGCCAAGCTGCTCCTTCGAATGGAATTGCCATTTATGGAAATCCTTTGAATTTAAAAGGAACGATTAAATGTAATGATCGTGGATGTTTTAAGGAAAGAGTGGCATTGGGACAGGATAACGTTGATATCATATACAGTCCATTTCTTGTTACTGTTGTATTCCATACTCGAATGAAGAATCCGCAATCATGGTATACCGATAATGCTTTCAATGCGATCCGTGAAGGTTATAGACCATTGATCGATGTCTATGCATCTTTATCTACTGATAACGGTTCGGCATCTACATCTGTAATTGGTGGTGTTCATTCAGATGGACATATTACACTCCAAAACAGAGGAGCCGCATTTTCCTCCGATGTTCATTATGGATGTATAACATATCCGGTTCAAATCTAAAAGGAGTATTCATGCTAACAGGTATAATTACTCAGGAAAATACGGTCGTCCTATCGGATGATGGCTATCCTATTGTCGAGTCCGAAAAACCTTCAGTACCAGAATACTGTAAGGCTGTATCTCGATATACTGAGACCGATGGTAAAATCATTCAATCATGGGAAGTCACATCTCAATTATCGAAAGCCGAGGCAATCGATAAATTCATAGCATCTCAGGTAAGTAAGCTCGACGATAATACCGCACTCCAATATTCGGTTCTATATCCTGAATGGAGTTCGGATTCAGTCGAGTATAAAGTAAACGATCGAGTTACGTACGAATCAGTTCTATACAAGTGTCTTATTTCACACACTTCACGTCCTGATTATAACCCGATCGATTCTCCAAATATTTGGACCAAGATTGAAAAGGAGTAGATCATGCCTGGTTATATTCAGAATCCATATATGCCACAGTACGGAGGATTCCAATACGGAAACTATCCGATGCAGCCAAATGCGCCATATCAGACTCCGACCACGTATCCGACATTCAATCCGCAACCTCAGACCATCAGCAATTCAGCAGATGCTCTTGCGAAGTCTGATATCTCCGGAAAGATCGTGGACACCGAGAATGATATTTCGGTAAATGATATTCCGATGGATGGCAAGGTCCATCTGTTTATTCTAAAGGATTATTCCAAGGTCATCGGAAAGGCATGGACTGCCGATGGAAAGATCGCGACCAGCGTTTATGTTCTTGAACAGCAGTCACAACCGCAGACCACTACCGACAATTCAAGGGAATGGCTGCAGAAGCAATTCGATGAAATCAAGGATATTCTAATGGACAAGGCTACTACTCCTCAAATTGGGAAGTGATTAAAATGGCTAATCCTATCCAGAACGCTCTTAACTTCCTGCAGACGAATAACGTTCAGCCAAATGCACAAAACCAGCAGTATATTCAGGCTTTGCAGTCTGGAGACAAAAATGCAGGTCAGCAGTTGGCAAACCAGTTTTGTCAGCAGAACAACATCAGTCCGCAACAGATCATCAATTCGGCACCGCCGTTTTTGAAGCGAATGTTCGGATTGTGATATAGGATTTGAGGCCCATGGAACTCTTCTGGTCTTTTCCATGGGCCTCATATATTTAAAGACCAGAACAACCTAAGGAGTATATATTATGATGAATGCAACTCCGTCTCTTGCAGACATTGCAGCAGTTACCGATGGAAATCGCAACAACGATGGATTCGGAAATGGTAACGGCTGGTGGGTCCTCATCATTCTCTTCGCCATTTTCGGTGGCTGGGGCAATGGTGCCTGGGGTCGTAATGGAAGCGGCGAAGCTCCGGCATCCAATGGCGACCTCCAGCGAGGATTCGATACCCAGTCGATGCTGAACAAGCTCAATGGCATCAATAGCGGTATGTGCGACGGCTTCTATGCCATGAACACCTCTCTGCTTCAGGGCTTCAATGGAACCCAGCAGGCCATCAACGCTGATACCGTCGCAAATATGCAGAACACCAATGCCCTTTCCACGCAGCTTGCACAGTGCTGCTGCGAGAATCGACAGGGCCAGGCCCAGATCCAGTATGATATGGCGACGAATACCTGCGCCATTCAGAATGCGATCCAGAACCAGACCCAGCAGATCATTCAGAACGATAACGCGAACTATCGTCAGCTGCATGACGAGATCGTAGCGAATCGTATGGAGGATCTCAAGTCCAAGATCGCTGATCAGGCCCAGGAGATCAATCAGCTGAATCTGTCTGCATCCCAGTGCCAGCAGAATGCATATCTGATCTCCCAGCTGCGTCCGAGCCCGATTCCGGCATTCCAGGTTGCAAATCCGTTTGCATCCATGTATACCGGTTGCTGCAACAATAACGTCGCTATCTGATAGCACTTCAGGAGGTATATTATGATTGCACTGTCAAATCTTACGGTCCAGACCCTCACTACTGGGCAGTCTATTACCTTTGATAGTACTGTACTTCGCACCTGCTCTTCGGCGGAAGGACATCGCCAGTCCACGCCTGCTGTGAAGCTGCGCGTTCCCGGCATCTATGAGGTTCATTTCACTGGAAACGTTTCCTCCGCAACAGCAGCCACTCCAGTCCAGCTGGCTATTGCCATCGGCGGTTCCACGCTTCCTGGTACCCTTATGGTGTCCACTCCATCGGCAGCCAATGTCGAGAACAACGTCCATGCGGATACGATCGTCCGCAATGCGTGCGGAGAGTACGATACCATCACGATTACCAATGTCGGAACGAATCCAGTGACCGTTTCCGCGGGTTCCGGTCTCTGGGTCAAGCGAGTTGCCTGAGGAGGTCAAAATGGGAAGTGAAATGTGCTCTCATGAAGGATGCAAGTCGCTTTGCGCGATGAAATGCCGTCTTATGGAAGTTGCGGATGAGTATACCCGCAATGTGGGTTATGGCTGCGATATTCACGAGCTGGGTGAGATCATTGATATGATCAAGGATATCGATGAAGCCATCAATTACCGACATCAGGCGCTGTATTATGGCACCATTGCCGAGGGCATGGCCCGTCCATATATTCGTCATGATATTCGTGGCATGATGGATGACGATTACCGCGAACGCGATGTGTGGCGTCATGATGCCAAGTCTGAACATGACAAGTCTCCGGAAGAGAAGTTCGAATCGTATCAGAAGAGTGTGAAGGATATTTGGTCCTCTGCGACTCCTGAGCTTCGTGCAAAGATGCGGACTACTCTGACCAAGCTCGTCAACGACATGGCGTAGGAGGACAATGGACTTGGTGGATCATGAATTAATGATAACCACCATCACCATTGTCGGTAGTGTGCTGGCCTCTTCAGGATTCTGGGCATATCTGCAATCGCGTCGCGATCGTAAGAATGCCAAGAACGATGCGAATAGCGCATTCGTTGATCTCCTGAAGGGGCTTGCCCACGATAGAATCGTATTTGTCGGTAACGCATATCTCGAGCGAGGATGGGTTACCAAAGATGAATATGAAGACTTTGTTAAATATTTATATGAACCCTACGAACGTGTTGGGGGCAATGGGATGGCGAGAAAGGTCATGAGGGAAGTTGAGAATCTCCCATTGACCGAACCCGAAACGAAAGGAAAACAATGACTGATAACGATTTCGAGAACGATAAGGATGAGACTCCGGATATTCGTGGACTCTTCGGTATGACCGACAAGGGCTATGATATCCTGAAGTGGATCGTTCAGTATATTCTGCCGGCTCTGAATACTCTTATTCTGGCTCTTGGTTCCATTTGGAATTGGGATGCTACGGTTCCGATTGCGGCTACCGTGGCTGCATTTGATGTGTTCCTTGGTGTTATTCTGGGGGTCAGTGCAAACAAGTACCAGAAGAATCTGAATAATAAGTAAAATTTGTTAAAGGACTCGTGTTAAATACATGGGTCCTTTATTTTTCCTCGCGATCGAAACATCGCATATAATGAAAGGAAAACTTTAAAAGGAGTTATCATGAACGACATTTATGCAAACAT